TCGGTCCTGCCCCAAAAGGTTTTTATGGACTAAATCTTCATTACTTGCCTCTTGATCTTAGAGCAAGATTTTTAGATGCACTATTGGACACACTTAATAATCAGCGTTATGACGACTCAACAAAGTTCAAGCTTTCATATGAGATGCTGCAACGTGCATCAAAGCTCAGAGCATTTAAGCCATGTTTTAAACGCTATCTAAGTAGTCATGTGCGTTCTAGATTTGCTATGGTACAGCCGCCAGAATGGGAAATTGCTACATTCTTACCAACTGCTGACTTTGAGAAGGCTAGTCTTACAACTGTTTACAAAGATTCCCGCAGAAAGATGAGAAGATAAATGGCAAGCATCGAAGATTTAAAAGGCAAACTCTCACAAGGCGCTTCAAGAGCAGATAGATATAAAGTTATTTTACCTGCCGAGTTTGGAGTTGATGGTGAGACAGTAAACACTCTTTGCCGTGCAACCAATATTCCTGGTAGACAAATTCTCACCAATGAACGTTCTATTGGTATGATGACACAAAAAATGCCATATGCGTTTTTATCTGAAGATGTAAATCTTACATTCTTGCTAACTCATGATTATTCTATGAGAACTTATTTTGAAAACTGGCAGAAAGCAGTCATCGGTTTTGACACTTATGAAGTTTCTTATAAAAACGAATATGCAAGAGATGTTATTATTCAGCAACTAAATCATGGTGATGATTCTGTTGTCTATGGATGCAAATTAATTAGAGCATTTCCCACAACAATGAATGCAATTGAGCTTGGTGATGATGCTCAGAACCAACTTGTGCAACTAAATGTGCAACTCTCATACACAGTATGGGAACCAGCCTAATAATGGAGACATAATATAATGGCTTTACCAAAACTTAATGAGTCGATTAAATACACAACTAAAATTCCTTCTACTGGTGAAACAATCAAATACAGACCTTATCTTGTAAAAGAAGAAAAGGTTCTGATGATTGCTCTTGAACAAGGTGATGAGCAAGGCTCTCTAGAAGCGATTGCAGATACTCTTGAAGCTTGTATTGATGAGCCTATCGTTATTCGTAATCTTCCTATCTTTGACATTGAATATTTGTTTACACAGATTAGATCAAAGTCTGTAGGTGAGACTACCAGAATTCAGACGAATTGTAAAGAGTGTAATACACCAAATGAGATTGCTGTAGATATTTCAAAGATTAATATTAAAGTACCAAAGTCGGCTAATTCAAAGTTAATTAAGCTGTCGAATGAATATACTTTAGAAATGAAATATCCTACTTTAAAAGATATTGCACCAAAATTCAATAAATACAAAGAAGGTAATCAAACTGATCAAGCCTTTGATATGATTGCTGCATGTATTGATGCAGTACAAACAAAAGATGAGCGTATCTCTTTATCTGATGAAAGTCCAGAAGAGGTTACTGCATTTATTGAGTCTTTCTCTACTGATCAGTTTATGAAAGTAAAAGATTTTATTGAGAAGATGCCACGTCTCAAGCATGACGTTGAGTTTCAATGTGGCAGTTGTGGTCATGATAACAAATTAACTTTAGAAGGAACGGCTGATTTTTTTTAGTATGCCTCTCTCATGATAATTTACAAAATCATTATCAGGTCAATTTTCAATTGATGCAACATCATCATTACTCACTAACTGAAATTGACTTGATGATGCCTTGGGAGAGAGAAATCTACCTTGCTATGCTATTACAATACCTTGAAGAAGAAGCCGAAAGACAAAAACAGAGAGCAGGTTAAATGGCAGCAGCGACACTTAATGACGTAACAAATTCATTGTTAATGCTAAATGTTGAGCAGGGTAACACAACCGAGGCTGTAAAGTCTCTGGTTAAACGTGTGCAGGATATGCTTGACTTCAATAAGCGCAAAGCACTAGATGATGCTGAAGCTGCAAGAGAAGCTAAACAAAAAGCAGGTGCAGAAGCACCATCGCCAACTGGAGGACTTGGAGGAGTAACTCCACCAGGATTTGGAGTTGGTGATGCATTAGTAGCAGGTGCAATACTAACTATTGCAGCTTTAAATGATCAAGTCAGAGGCTTCATTGATGGTGTACAGGACAATCTTCTAAGTTTCGTAAATAATATTCAAAAAATCTTTTTCACTTTAAATCAAGGTCTAATTCGACTTGAATCTTTTATTAACAATCGAATTGTAAGTAGAATTGGGGATTTAATTCTCGATTTCAGAACCAACCCAAAGCTTGTAAATATTTCAACAAAAGTAGAAAAAACTTTGACTAAGCTACGGGGCATTATTGATGATGCCTTTAAGTTTGTTGGTAAAATATTTGGGATTTTAGGTAGCGCATTCAGATTCGTTGGAAGCATTTTCAGAGTTCCATTAGCTATAGTATCCAATGGGGTTAGTGAGGCAATTATTGCCGCCGCTAAACTAAATCCAACATTTAAATTCTTTAAAGGCATTGGTAGAATCTTTGGTAAGCTATTCTTACCTCTTACCATCTTTATCACTGCATGGGATACGATCAAAGGCGCAGTCGAAGGATTCCAAGAAAATGGTATTGTAGGTAGTCTTGAGGGTGCTGTTGATGGCTTCTTCAATTCTCTTATCTTTATGCCTTTAGAAATGATTTTTGACGCTACTTCATGGTTGCTCGGTAAGCTAGGATTCCCAAAAACAGCTAAAACAATTGGCGATTTCAATCCGACTGAAGTTTTTGATCAAATAACGGATATTGTGTTTCAGCCAATTTATGATGCAGTCGAATGGATTAAAACAGCGTTTACCGATCCTAAAGAAGCCTTAAATCAGCTTTGGCTGGGTTTAGTGGGCGAAGGTGGTCTTGTTGATCTTGTGTGGTGGCCTGTAAATTTAGCAGTAAATTTCATCAAAGATATTTTTAATCTTGGTGATCCTAATCAACCATTTAGAATGGGTGCATTTATCGAAGGACTCATCACACAGACTGTTGATATCTTCGCACAAATCTTCAATAAATTTATGAATATGCTTCGATCTATTCCTGTTGTTAAAGACTTCTTTAAAACAGAAGAAGAAAAGGCTCTTGAAGAAAAACGTAGAGCATTAGAAGAGGAGATTGATAGACAATCTGCTGCAATTAGAAAAATAGAACAATTTGCAACAAACAATCCTTTGGGTCCGGGATATCAATTACAGAGAATGGGTGATCCTGAGCAAATAGCTCTTTTAAATGGACTCTTCATGTCTGAAGAAGACAAAGAGAGGGCTAGACAGGAAAGAAGAGCAGAAGCGGAAAGATTAAGAAGTGAATTGGCAACTCTTGGTTCTGACAGAAGACTTATTGAAATGGCAAGAACGCAAACTGCACAGAGATTAGAATTAGCGGAGCAAAATTTATCTGCAATGCAGTCTACAACCAGTAATACAGTTGTAGATAACTCTACTGTTGCGCCAAATACTACAACGGTAAACAATCAAATGGCTGTACCAACACCAGTTGTAGAATCAGAAAGAATTTCATTAGATTAATAAAAAAAATGGCTCCCAGCAAAAAGGTTAAAGAAAAAGCTGGGAGCCATTTTATCATCTAGTCATCTTCAGTTAAACGGCTGAAAATCTCATCAACATTAAGATCATCATCGTCATCAGAAGATGCACTAGACATTGGAGAAGGTGCTACAGTCTTCATAGGAGCCGCCTCAGCAGTCACTGAGAGGTCTTCTTGCTGTTGAGCAGTGAAAGTTTCACTTACACCCAGAACAGCATCCAGACGTGCCTTAAGCTCATCATAAGACTTGTAGTTAGCAGGATCAGTAAACTCAGACAATGGGTAAACTTTCTGATATGTCATTTCGAGCATATCATCATCACCCAGCGCAGTAGGAGAAGCAAACTCAGAACGATCATAGTTCCGATAGCCTTCTACTTGGCGAATCTTGAGTTTAAAGTCTGCACCTTCCCAAAGATCAAAAGGATTTACAGGAGCCTCATCTTGGAACTGTGGCTGCATAGCATCCATCAACTTATCAAAGATTTTCTTGCCATATTCATACAAGAATACTTTGCCTTCGTTTTCAGGATTACCTGGATCAGACACTACATAAATGTTCGAGACATAATGCAGTCGGCGCTTTTGCTTACGAGCAGTTTCTTTATCTGCATCTACACCAGAGTTCCAAAGACGTGAGTTTACCTCACCGACTGGGTCCTTTTGACCAATGGACGTGAGTGACTTTTCAATGTACCACATGCCAGTGGTATCACCTTTAAAGCCGTGGTCCCAATAACGCACCCATGGCAACTCTTCACCTTCAGGAGCTGGCAGAAAACGAATGACTGCAAAGCCATTCCCTGCTTTATCTACTGTTGGTTTCCATTTGCGCTCATCTGGACCGTTATTGTTTGCGGAAGACTCGTTAAGTTTTGCAGATGCAGCAACCAACTTATCAATAGATGAACCACGGGATTGTTTGAGATTCGAAAGTGACATATTTGTATTTTCCTTATATTACAGAGTATTAATTTTTGTATTGTATTACAGTGTGTTTAGTATGTCAATCATTTTTTTCAAAGGTGATTGAGCCTTCTTTTACCTCCATAGCTTCTGGAGATTCTTTTTTAGTGAGCAGTGTTTTTAAATCAGGATGTGTTGTGATAAAACCATCTTGCTCAATTAATTCATATTCTTCAAAGAGTTCCAGTTGCTTCTCGCTCTGGGCAGACACACTCTCCGATATCGGGAAGTTCTGGTTGCTCATCTGAGACCTCCTCTGGTGTTTCTTCTCCAATGCTGTCATCAGAGGCTGTAGATTGTACATCACCTGTAGCATCGGCTTGTACATCTGGTTCTGTGGGTTGTGCATCAATTACTTCCTCTACTTTATTGTCTTCTGAAAATCTGCCAAACAAATCATCTTTATAGACAAACGAGCAAGCACCAATGCCGAGAAATACGAGTACAAACGGAATGTACAGTCCAATTAATTTAAACATAAAGTTCCTCAGTGTTTTCATAATGGTAATTTATTTACCTTTTCTAGATAGTTAAGCTCCATGGCTTCATATTCGATCTTATCTTTAATGCTCATATTTAGCAGAGAATTAGTATCATCTGGCTCAATAGAATTTTCTTTACAGACTTCTAAAACTGCATCCATGTATGACTGATTTTTGTCATGTACATATTGCTCAACTAAAGTACAAAACTTTTCTTTTGTCAAAATTTTATCACTAATCATTTATCATCTCATTCATTTTAATTAAGTTCATATAGTCTTCTCTGTCATCACCTGTAACTGGCGCTCTACGATTACAAGTCTGACATGCAGGAAGACCTTCTCTTGAATTCTCACAGAAATGTTTTTTTCTGTAGCCATTTAAATTCTCATTATAATTAATAAACTCTTCAATATTTTCTTCAAAGATATTACCTAGTATAAGAGGATTCCAGTCATCACAGCATAGATTATAGTTACCGTTCCAGTCAATATACATGTTATACACTAATTTAGAGCATGTATTATCCTCAAATTCATCAAAAGTATTTTCGCCTAAAAAGCCTGCACGATTTGTCATCCCTTCTCGACTACTCGTTGATTTTTTTCGCCAAGTGCTTTTTATAATAGGAAGCTCATCAAAATTTAATCCTGTATCAGGCTTCCAAGAGAATTTAAAATTTTTATACTCTTTATATGCATCTTGAATTCTTACAGCTTCAGCTTCATCTGTCGTGTAAAGATCGTAATGAACAATGAAATTGGGATCATTCCAGAATTTTTTTAATACGTCTATTCTTTTACCATTAGTTGTAATTTGCACTTGGTATTCAGGATTGTCTTTTAAAAATATTTCAATAATTTTATCAAAGTCTTTGGTGAGAGTTGGCTCACCTCGTCCAGCAAAAATTACTTTCTTGGAGTAGTTTAAATTATCTAATTGATTTCTAATTTCTCTGGCAGTGTCAAGAGACATATGTAGATTTTGATTAGGGTATCCATGCGCTCTCGGACAGAAACTGCACTGCAAGTTGCATAGCTCTGTCGGATTAATTTCTACAACATTAATAAAATTAAAATAATCCATTAATACCAATCACTTCCCGATTTTCGATCATCAAGATATTCGGAGTATCCGTCAAGATCAGCTTTAATTTCATCCATATCATAAGAGTTAAGATACTCTTCATCATATGCAGCAAGTGCATCAATTCGCTTGGTCGCAGCAAACTGCTTATTTTGTTTTTTACCAATAAAGCGTTTTTTCAAAGACATATTTTTTCCCATTCAAAAGTTATAATATCGTTCTTATGCCAATCTAATGGATTATCCGAGATTGTCAATGATTTTTCAAATTGTTTATACTCAAGAATTTTATCAGGTATATGCGTATAGTTTTTCTGCACTACAGCTTTACCTGCCCGCAGGTTCATATAGCTAAAAACTTTCATTAGCTTATTTTCTAAATGGAAGTCGCCCCATCTTATACCATTAAATCTTTCATCATATCCACCAACCATAAGAAAGTATTTTACAGGAATAGTGTATTGATTTTCAGCAATCTTTACATATTCATTTTCTTCATAGTCAATAACTTCTTGGATACGTTCTAATGCAAAGGGCAAAAGAGCGTGATCTAAATCCAAGAAAGTTGCCCATTCTGTTTTACACATAACAGCAGCTAAATTTCTAGCGGCATGAGAATTAAAGCCAATATCCTCTTTAAGTCGATACAGAGTTATATTCTCTGTATCAAACTCTTGTAAAACATCTTTTGCAGGATACTTCTGTGACGCATCATCAACTATGATTAAATTACTAAAATAATCTTCCTTAAAGTTATTTTCAATAAAAATCTGTAAGTATCCCGGATTATCATAATATGTTGTGATTAGTGTATTCATTCATTTCCAAAAACAGTATTCACTTGATTATTAACTAGAACAAATTGACCAAATCTTGGCATCTTCATCAGATGTTTTGTGCCAACATATGTGCAAGTTGATCTTAGTCCACCTAGAATGTCATCCACTGTATTTTGAACGGGACCTTTATATTTAACT